TAGAGCCCATGCTCTCCCAGGCAGATTCGTTTGAAATCAGCTTCCAGAGATGCCTGGTACGCCACTGCTTCTGACCAAATTTCAATACCGCTGCCCGTGGGGAAGTACTGATCGTTATCTTTACTTATGACACCCCATTCTTCCATCATCTCCATTAATGCTTCGAGCTTCTCAAGGTTACCCATGATACGAAGTCGCTTGCAATCAATGATATGAATCTTCCCTCCCACGCGCCCTCCCATCACGAAGACCGTGTAGTCATTTCGTTCACGAACGCCCGCTGATAAATCAACCCCGACCCCTAAGGTTTCGAACTGCATGTCGATGGTTCCCTTGATAATTAGATCAGGGGACAACGAAAGCTCACTGGTTTGGACGACCTGATTTTGATACTGAAAGCTAAAGGCAACAGGGGCCTGGCGGCGTCGGTCACGTAGGTAATCGAGCGACCACATGTCCGGCCAATAGGAGATCTCATCTCCGTTGTCATCGACCGTGATAGCAGACTGGATGATCTGCACCCAATCATTGGCAGGGATGAAGGTGGAGTTATGGATGTCGTCATGGCGGAAACGGGTTCCTAGACAGATCGCCCTGCCACCCTCGAACATGGTCGGAACAATAACTGAGTTCCAGTTATCTTCCATCGCCTGACGGATGTCACGGTTCTTGATATCATCCGCACTCTTGATGGCGTCATCAATGATGCAGAGGTGTGAACGTTTAGAGGTCACAGCACCTTTGAGACCTGCACAACAAACAGTAAACTCTTCTTCACCAGTTGACTTAATACCCGCAAACTTCCAATCAATACTCCAGTACTCGTTAGAGTTAATTCCTTTTGCAATCTTGACGGTAGGAAAAATCTCTTTGTATGTTTTACTCTCCTCGATGATCCTTTTGATTGCTGCACTCTTAGGTCGCGCCACATCGACCGTATAGGAGATGTAGAGGATCTTCAAAGGTCTCTTCGCCAGTGCATGGATGCCGATGGACCAGGCGGTATAAAGACCTAGGATCGTGGACTTGGCGCTACCCCGTGGTGCAAGAATGTCGATGTTGGGGCCACCAATTCCGATTAAGCATTCAGAGTCCTCCCCGGTACACAGGTACTTATGCCATTCCAAGTGATGGGCGGCAGGTGGCTTATCACCTACTACCTCACAGAAATATGCAAAATCTGTCCTTGCTTTTTCTACATCAATCGACGACGTTTTCTTAACGACACGTTGCTGTGCAGCAGCCCGTGCAGTCCGTCGATATACGCTATAAATACTTGTTCCTGCCATGCTGAAAGCATAGCGCAGTAATTATTACTTAAGGTTGCTTTCTATGTATCCATTTAAAAAAGCAGCGCCGTCTCCGTTCAACTGAGGCATTGCTTCTTCTGGATTATCTAAGAAAAACTGAACACGCTCTTCTGGTAATCCAAACTTCTGACGCGGCTTACCTCTGCAGGGATCTTCAGGGCCAGTACCACCAGAACCTGCATTCCGCATTACACACTCTTCGTAAGTCTCTTCACGAACATTACTGAAGTCGTAGCTCGACGTAGGCAGCGATACATTTAGTTCTTTAAGCATTACTAGCGTCCACCAAGGCGGTCTTGGATGAATTGACCTAAGAACATACCGGCCAACTTACCGAGCTCCTGTTCCACACTGGGTTGGTTCCCCATAATGGCGCCAGGTCCATAACGCTCGAAATCGGGATCGAGTTTGGGTAATTGTCTTGGGATCCTTGGGTAACGTTCAAATTCAGGAACCCCTGGAAAATCATCAAAAATCCCTGGAATACCACGTCTTGGCATTCCTTCAGGATAATGAGGTAATGTTCGGAAGTCTGGGTATCTACGAGGAATCTCGTCCATCTCTATGGATGGTCCGCGCTTCGGTCCTCCCAAAACAATCGGATTACAAGGGGGTCCGCCTGGAGTATCACAACGCGCTACAAACATATAAAAACCAACTAAGTTAAAACAATTTTATCAAGACTCTTCTTGCAAGATCTTTGTCCACACGCCCATCGATGCCTCCTGGAGAGGGCCTTCGATCGGGTCATCACGGAAGATAGTCATCATCTCGCGCAGTGCTCGGTCTGCACCAGCAAGAATCAAACCCTGCTTATCCATTAACACCTTCTCATCCTGAAGCTGTTTGATCGCACCACGGAGCTCTTTCTGCAGCATGGCAATACGAGCTGTGCCCATATCCTGCTTGACCATGCCCATATCGATCGCATCGCGCAGCTTCGAGATGTCCTGCGTCATTGCATCGATCTCCATTTCCAAGACAGCAGCAAAGTTCCGCTTCTTGTAAGTCTCTTGAGACCAAGTATCACAATCCACGATAGAACCCTGAAAGCCAAGAAACCTCGCATACAGGTACATCTGTATCGGACTTGTTGACTTTTTGCAGAAAGCTAAGAAGGATTCACGGTCTTTATCAGTTAGTTCGTGAATCCATTCCGTCATGCTCTTGCCTGGCGTTGCGCCTGCTCGTAATCCCTGTTCTCTTTATAGCGACGGAACTGCTCACGTTGCAACTCAGTTGCCCGAGTTTCTTCGCCCGTGGTACGAACAGTTTGCCGTTGTTCAGTACCAGTGGTCTGGATTCCCTTCCGTTGCTCTTCACCTTCAACCCGACGTGTAGAGCGCGTCTCACCACCAGTTGTTTTGATGCCTGCACGCTGCTCTTCGCCTTCAGCTCTGCGGATGGTGACGGTGCCGCGAGTCTGCTCTTGGATACCAAGACGCTGCTGCTTGCCCTCTTCTTGCCGAGTGAGTCGGGTCTGTTCGCCAGTGGTGACGATACCTTTCCGTTGCTCTTCACCTTCGACTCGGCGAGTAGCCCGGGTTTCCTTGCCCTGAGCGCCAATATTCAGGCGAGTCTGCACACCCTGTGCGCCAATGTTGGCTCGTGTTTGTGCACCCTGGGCAGCAATATTCAGGCGTGTCTCTGCACCTTGAGCCTGGATACCGCGTATGTTCTGTTTTTGGAAGAATGCAGCGTTTGTTTGGTCTAACTGCGCACCAAGACGCATGTTGGCTTGATTTTGTTTAAATGCAATCTCACCTAACTTTAGCTGCTGACGGAAAGCATCAGTATCTGTCCTAACGATCTGCGGGTCTACGTCTTCGTATTTAATTTTAGGCGGTTTCGGCTGTCTCGACCCCATAACTAAATCACTTCTTTTTTAAATTTTATCACCGCCCAAAGCTGCGGTTAGTGCCAGATCGTGCCATCTCTGCAGCGGCTTGTGCTTGGGCTGCAGTAGCTCTTTGGATGTCTGCTTTGCCCGCCATGGCTTGTAACAGGCGCTGTTGAGCGGCAGAGGCCGTCGCGTCTTTAGACCTAAGGAAACGTTGACTTGCGTTTAAATTGCGCTCAATCATTTTCCGACCAGCCTCGTCCAGATACGGCATCACTGCTGCCATCTGCGCTTGACTCTGTCGAATTGCAGTAGCCGCAGCCTCTTCGCGTCTTCTGCGGAAAAGCGGATCAAGACGTGTCTCGATGTCAATTACCTGATCAGCAATGGAAGGTGTATCAGGCCTTCCTTGCAAAATCTCTTCAATACGCGCATCGCGTTCTGCTCGGGCGACTTCAGCTCTCTCTAACTCGGCTGCGCGAAGCTGCTGACCGAGATCTGTTTTGGTTTGCAGCAGGTTCTCGTAGTTCTGTTCGTAAGGTGTTGCGTCTCCAAAGCCTACGCCCAGAACTTTAAATTCAGGTACCCGCTCGCCAGTGCTGAGGTCAAGTCCACCCGTCGACAAAGGAATGCCGATTGCAGCGGCCTGACTGCGCATCTGTGCGATCTCTTCTCTTAGAGCGGCATTCCGTTTTTTCAGTTCGTCTGACATATCAAGTGTATTGATACTGGCGGGTTAAAGCAGAACCTGCTTGCTCGGCTGCCTTCATGCCCGTATTCAATCCAGCACGCTGTGCGTTTTGAATCATGGCGGCGCGAGTTGCGATGTTCTGGCGAATACCAGCGGCAGCCATGCCTCGCTCGAATTCTTTCTTCGAACGTGCTTCAGCTGCGGCAAGAATTTCAGGGTTCAGCAGACGCATCGCATCACGCATGGTCTCAGCATCTTTGATGGTCTGGAGACGCATACCCATGCCTGCGGGTCCGAGTACGTCAAGGGGTGAACCGTAAGGATTCACACCGCCGTACATTCCAGTCCCCGGAGGTAAGCCGGATCCACCGTAATTAGGCGAACCAGGGCCTTGATAACCGAGCAAACCAGCGCCTGTTTGTCCTACTCCACCTAAAGCCTGCGTCGTAACGGGGCCGACTGTCTCTCCTGCAATCTGTCCGCCTTTGAGTGCGAGTGCACCAGCACCTAAGCCCGCTGTGCCATACAGAATTTGTTTTGCTGCTGCAGGGCCACCGAGCTTTGCAATGATCTCTGGGGAAAGTTGACCTGCTAGTCGTGTCGCGCCAGCAGCACCTGCTCTTGCAATGCCTCCAAGAGGCATTCCCGAAACATACCCTAAGCCACCTCGTACAGCGGCCTCAATTGGCCGACCCTGTTGCAGTGCAGGCAAAGCTGCACCTACACCCATGATTAAAGGCAGTTTAGTTAATGCTGCTTTACCGCCGGCCATAATTAGCGGAGCCAACTGGATAGCCATTACTTAATACTTCTTCTTATGCTATTTATTTTAAATTGTGTAACCCTTTACTTAGAAAGGAAGCATGCTACCTAAAGTACCGCCTAGCACTGCACCAAGAGGTCCTGCGGCTGCACCCAAGAATGTTCCGGCGCCAGCCCCCATTGATGAGGCTAGGGCGGTGCCCCCAGCTTGACCAACAATGCTTCCCAATGGTCCCCCAAGACCACCCTGATTTTGCTGACCTACTTGAGCAAATCTCAACTGAGTCTGCAAAGCCAAGTTATTGTCTGGCGCGTATAAAGTATTTCCGCCGCCTAAGTCAGCTGTCGTAGATCCTCCTGACTTAATGTAAGTGTCTCCTAAATCTTTTTCACCTGCAAAACGTGTTCTATAGGAACCTATTTGATCTTCAAATGCTTTCCTTAAGTGCGTATCAATAAAGCTATTGTTTTCTTTCTTTTCTGACGTAAAGTCATACGAAGGCGTCTTCCCTGGCTTCCACGCTGGATAAGACTCTTTGGGTACCTCATAAGGGATGTCCATGCCGAAGCCTGCACCTGAATATGAAGGGTCAAAATATGAACTCGTCGATCCAGCCATATCTAGTAATTAGTAATTGAAATTACGATTGAGGGTGTCGAATCCCTGCCTAAATACATAGTTTAAATCACCGCCACCTGACATCGGTTGGTTGCGTGGTGTCATTGCATCCTGGCGATGCTGTTGTAACGCCATTTGATGTTGGAACTTACGATCAGCAAGTTGAGCATGTGCCTGGGTTCGGATCAAATCAGCCATCAGTTTCTGATCAATACTTTCAGCGGTGCCTTGTTGGCGCATGGCCAATTGGTCAAACGCACCCTGTTGGCGCATTGCCATCTGATCAATCGGGCTACCCATTCCGACGTAGTAGTCAGAGCGAGGCTTTTCGCCAGGGCCGATGCCTTGTACTAAGGCAGTTCCTCCTGCCAAGAGTGCGCCACCTGCAGCTGCTGTCGCGATAGGTGCTCCGTATTTCGCGACTTGACCCGCAATTTCAGGGGCGTTGCTCAGCACAGTGCCAGTAAATCCTGGTTCAGTAGCTTTTTCAAGTAATTTATCTGAACCTGCAATTTTCTTTGCTACATAATCAGTGGCTTTAGTTGCAGCCGCCGAACCCATAGCATCTAAAAAAGTACTTAAAGCTTTACCAGCCATTCGGCCTGTGACTTTATTCATTAAATCTTCACTCCACTGGCGCCAGGGAATTTGCCTGCTGTATTAGGGCTACTTTCGTTAGAAGCCATATTCGCAGGTTGTGTTGCGATATTAGCTATTTTATCTGGGCCTACCCTATCGTCCTCACTAATCAATCCTTTCTGAACACTCATTTGATAGTTATTCAGAAAATTAATTGCATGGGCATTATCCGCATCATCACGGAATGCAGGCATCGAAGTGCTAGCAGCCCGATTAAATTTCTCCTGTGAGAGAGGAGCGATATCGCGGAAAGTCTGGCTATCAGTCTGAAACTCTTCATAGCCGGGATTGCGATCTTGCATATCCGCTGCAAACTTATCCAAGGGGTTAACCTGACCAGCTCTCCCCAAAAGCCCCGAGTAAGGGGCTCTTCCCTGTAAATAATTTTCTTCGCGATTATCAGTGCGGCGTTTGAATGTTGCCATTATCAAGCAGCGGTTGTATTGACCTTAGCGGTCAGTTCTTCTGCAGCTTGGCGTTGCTCCAGGGGCATGCCGGACTTTTCAAGCAGACGCACTTTGTTGGCAGCTGCTGCAGGAAGCCAAGACTCAGCCATGTGAATAGCAAGTTCCTTAACTTCAGAAGCGGAGAGTTCACCATCGGCCACAGATTCGACAGCTAACTCAAACGCTTTATCAACCTTAGATCCGTCCCAGTTGTGGATGTTTTTATCCAACACAGGATCGATGATGTCGTATGCCTTTTGCATCAATGGGCCATAAGCAAGAAGCTTTTTGGCAGTCATATTCTTCTTCAGAAACACCACAAGTGCGGTGACCGCTGCGCCTAGAGCGGAGGCAATAACCGGTTCGAGGAAGGACATGGTTTTAGGGTATTTTTTATATCTTACTTCTAAGTCACATACCCTTCTTGTAGTAGAAATCCTCAAGTTCTGCGCGCTTGGCAGGATCTTTGACATCTCCATGTCTTTCAATAACAGCACGCTTGGCACTCTCCCTAAGGGGATCCATTGCGGGAGCTGATTTCTTCTCTTGTGATTGCTTCAGAAGATTGCCAATCTCAACACCTTTGTCAGAGACGAACGCACGGTAATCACCAGTCAGAGGATCTTCCGGGGTAGGAGCAGGGGCACTTCCCATGCCGCTCATGATTTCACCAGCATTCGGAAGAACGTTTCCACGCTGAAGCATCTCGCCCATCATTGACTTAGAAGCCTCGATGCCACCAAGGGGAGCATCGCCTAACACGTTCTCACTACCGCTGTATGGTGTGTCGTGAACACCTCCAGCAATACGTTCTTCTAAAGGTCCGTCTTCTTTGACACCTTTGTACTGGATTTGGTCGCGTTCACTCATGCGTCTAAGTTGATCTTTAAAAGAATCCCCGCCAAATGAGCTTGGCGCCTGAACAGCTGCAGAAACTGCACTTTCAGAAGGAGCTGCACCTAAGTTACTGATAAAACGAGCAACGTCACCCCTAATTCCCTGAGGAAGGTCACCAACGGTTTCTTTTACCTGACGCGACTGACGACCAAGCTCATTCATGGCACCGCCAGCTTGGAACGGGCTTTTTCCGGGAGATCCCTCGAAAAACTCGACGGCTTGAGCAACTGCAGTTTCGACACCAGGTGCTGTCTGTGCTGGCATGCCCGTTGTCAAGGATTCGACGGGTTCACCCACCGAAGCTCGTTGTGCATCAAAACTTTCGTTCTCCAGATTGGGATCTGCTTGGGGAACCTCTGTTTGATGCGAAATACGCTGCCTAAATGCAGCAATTTCTTCAGGACTAGCAGCCCGACCAACTAATTCTTCGCCGGAATCCTGTTTGAAGCCGTGAGTTACGGATTTAACGAAACTTTCTGCCGCATCACGCGCTGAAGGCTCCGAAACACTCATTTCTGGCCCTTTTTCAGCTGCAGAAGGTGCTGAATAGTCCGAAGAGATGTTTACATCCTCTGTTTTTGGTGTTTCACCCGAGTCGCCCATCCTGCCAGCTAATTCTTTCACTAACAGACCGGCTCCAACAGCAGCGCCGCCTGCTAATGCAGCTTTCGCAGCAGTACCTAAAGCACCTGCAACTTTGCTCATCGGACTACGCCGCATCGCATAAACCTGTGGCGCCATACGCATCCTGGCTACCGGATCATTAGGGATCGGAACACCGGTTACACGTGAATAAAACTCAAAATCTGCCGGGGATACGGGCATAACTATCCCTTTTTATCGCGATATAAACGATTTTAAGTGGAGTCAACTTCTTCGCGGCTAAATCCCCCAAAACCGCCTATATTTAGGGCAAATTGGGGAAATAATTCGGAGAGACATCTGGCGGGCCTGTCACAAAAGTTTACGTGAGAGGAAAAAAAGAAGCTTCACGTGACATTTCTTCATGAAGCGTCGTCATATTCAGTTACAAACGTTTACATTCGCGCTGCATCTATGTATGTAATGGCGGCGAACTTGACACGTGCCGCAGATCGGTTAAGTTGGATTTGTCGGACGAACAGCGCCGACATTTCACAACTGGCGAAACCTCAGCGATCTGCTAGGGTTGAGTCACCGGGGCAGGGCCTCCCCCTCCCCCCTCTCTGAACACTTCTAAAGTTCACCAAATGGAATTAATCAACGGGCGGATGCACCATATGTGTGCTCCGAACGATCGAAACGGCAATCCGCGTCGTCTTTACGCTGGATTGTTCGAGATCAAGGGGATTCCGACTCCCCGGGTATGGGATGAAGGCTATTCAGGCCATCATGCTGTGCCGGAAGAGTACCGGGAGGCGGCTTATGCTGCCGAACGGACCGAAATCGACGCTGCGGCGTACCGTTTCTGGCTTAAACACTACGGCCAGTGACTCGAAAGTTACAGAAAGTTCACATTCGGGCGTCCGCTGGGCGCTCGGATCTGGATGATCTCGTCTCCCACCTCCGGGATTATGCGGAAACCACCGGGTTCAGTGTCTCAAACTGCGACATCTGGCACCGTGGGGACCGTGGACCGATCTGGGAGTGCTCCATCTGGCTGGTTGAGGCCACGGATTGACCCATAAAGTCCAGATTTTGCGTACCTGTCACACACACAGGTACGCAGGACGGACCAAACCGGTCGAAACCGGGCTAAATCAGGCCATTTTCCCCCCATTTTGTCCCTATTTGAGAACAATTCTCAATACCAAGGACGGCGGATCGCCAGGCTACTGGTGAGACTCCCGGGTCCCATGGTCCGCGTACGGCCCTGGGGAAAACTACGGGGCCACCATGTCCACGGCTGCCCTTCCTTACTTCAGGAACAATTGTTGCATTTAATAACGATGCTGCTTTGTTCCTTCTCCCCCAGACCAAACCGGTCTAAGTTGAGCACAGCGAAACCGGGAAACCGCTTCGCACTCTGATCACTTCTCAGGATCACACCGTGAAACACTCCATCCCTGCCGACATCCGCGCCATGCGGAAGGCCTATGGGTTCAACAGCAGCAACCTGCTGACACTGACCAACCCCAAGGTTCTGAAGTCCCAAGCCATTGCACCAACTGCGGTGCTGCATCTGTCGCCAAAGTACCGGGGATCCTGCCCGGCCGCTGGATCCTGCGCCAGTCTCTGCCTTAACACTGCAGGCAATCCGGCTTGGTTGAAGGGTAAGCTACAGCGCCGGAAGCTCCGGACTGATGCCTTCCTTGATCGCCCGAACACGTTCTTGCGGCTGCTGGTTATGGAGGTTTGCCGGTTCGCTCATAAGCATCCGACAGACTCCTTTGAGGGCGAGCGACTGGGGCTGCGGCTCAATGGCACCAGTGATTTTCTCTGGGAGAATCTGACCGTCGACGTTGACGCTGATCTGTCGGCCTACTGCTACGAAGCTTTCCATATCTGGCTTCCGATTGGATCGTTCCCGCTGCTAGGCCTGCTGTCTGCTGCCATACCCGGTCTGCGGCCATACGATTACACAAAGCGGACCGACCGGAATTGGGAAGCTGCACGGCGTCAGGGTTATCACCTGACCATGAGCCACGGCTCCATCAACGACACCCTGGCAACTGCGGTGTTCCATGGGATCAATTATGCGGCTGCCATTGACCTGCCCCGTAACGCTGCCCTGCCGGAGACGGTGACGATCAACGGTCGGACGTTCCCGACGCTT